AGCATTCTTGATTTTGTTAGGGCGAAAACAAGAGCAGACAAAAACGAAAAATTATATGCTATCTCAAGCACCGGGAAATTATTTCGCATGGACGATGGTCAAAGTGACGATGGCGAGTTAATCCCTTGGAGTCTCAATACTAGAGCCTACGATAACAAAAACCTAGAGATCAAAAACTTCAGAAGAGGTTATGTGAAAGTCGAATCCTTAGATTCGACTGGAACAACTAATTTGAGTGTAGCTATTTCTGATCCTGATTCCACTTCCAGTATTCAATTAAATCGCCCGAATGACGAAGGCTACATCGAGCGATTCACAATCGGCAAACGAGGTAACAGCCTCATGTACAAATTTTCAGGGACAGGACGAAATGCCATCAAGCATCTTCGTGCTGAATTTATCGAATCCCAAAATAATACAATCTCAACCAATCAATAACCATGGCACTTACACAATCAAACAATCACACCTTTTCATCAGGCGAGCTGGTAACTGCTACCAAGCTTAATAATGTAAAAGCTGTTCAAACTGACACAGCTACTAATAACAACAATTTCACAGGTAGTGCTGGTCAATTAACATTTGATACTACTGCGAATAAACTCCGTGTTCATGACGGCTCGACTGCTGGTGGACTTGAGGTTGGGGCAGGAGCTGGAAGTGTCACAAGTACAGAAATAGCCTCTGATGCAGTAACAACTGCTAAAATTAACGATAGTGCTGTAACCACAGCTAAGGTTAACGATAGCGCTATAACGACTGCTAAAATTGATGATGATGCCGTAACAACTGCTAAGATTGCAGACAACGCAATAACAGCATCACAAATAGCTTCTAATGCTGTAGATTCTTCTGAGATTGCCTCTGATGCAGTAACAACTGCTAAAATTAACGATAGTGCTGTAACCACAGCTAAGGTTAATGATAGCGCTATAACGACTGCTAAAATTGCTGATAGTGCAGTTACATCTGCTAAACTCGCTGATAATTCTGTTACTAATTCCAAAATCAATATTAGTGCATTGGATGTTACAAACACTAGTGGTCTTGCTTCTATAGAAGTAGGAGCATTAACTGATTCACACATCGATTTAAAGTCACCTGATACCGATGATTACGATTTAAGGATTATCCATCAAGGTACTACTCTAGAGAGCGTACATAATTCAAGATCAAGACTTGAAAGTAGTGGCTCACTTGGTCTTGTCGCAGGGGCTGTACCTTCTACTAGTACACCTGGTCAAGAGTTTGTAACTCTTGAAAGCAATGGAGACTTCAAAGTAGCAGGAGATGCTGACCCTATTTTAATAAACACAGACGCATCAGCAAATAATATAGGCATGGGTAAAAACCCAAGTAATGTATTTAAATTAGATGTATGGGGTGGCTCTAGCCACCCTAATATACTTAATTGCGGAGCTGATAATCCTGGTGGAGGTGTGGCAACCTATATAAGAAATAGTAGTGCAACAGGAATAGGTGCAATCTTACAATTGCTTGCTAACTCAAGTTCAACTGCTCTTACGAGTAGAATAAACCTAGACCTACAATCAGGGACAAATGAGTTTTTTCAGATAAGTTTTAATAATCGCGATAAATGTGCGGTCAGGTTACAAAATTCAAGTAATGGTAGTAATGCAACTGGGAGCGGAGCTTTTTTCCCAGCAACCAACGGAAACCAAGATTTAGGATTAACAGGTTCTCGGTGGGATGATGTTTGGAGCAATGGTACTTTTAATGGATCAGATGGTAATTTAAAACAAGATGTTGAAGGCCTTGATGAAGCAGAAAAACGAGTTGCAGTTAAAGCCAAAGGTTTAATCAAAAAGTTTCGTTGGAAAGATGCGGTCGAGAAAAAGGGTGATGATGCTAGAATCCATGTAGGTGTAATTGCACAAGAGCTTGTTGAAGCTTTTGAAAGCGAGGGACTTGATCCATTCCGATACTCAATGCTTGGTAAAGACACTTGGTGGGAAGGAACTGACCACAATGGTCAAAGGTCGGTACAAAATAAACCTACCGAAGGTTATACCGAAGTCACTCAGTTAAGTGTCAGGTATAACGAACTTCTTGCTTTTATTATCTCTGCACTTTGATGGCAAAAATCACCGCAGATTTGGTCAAACAGGTTGTCGCACCAATCCATGAAATCATGGAGATGTACGATAACAAAGCAGACTTTGTTCAGGACTTGGAGAGTTATCTTCAAGCAGGAGTGGTCATATCCACTCCTGCGTTCTTCCTAATGGGAAAGCCTGTGGACAAGTCTGTCGATCCAAGCGGTCAATGGTATACAAATTCCGACAAATGCGATGCTTGGTTCGTTAAGTGGGCTTCAGGAAAAGGTGCGATGCAGTACATGATGGAAACTGTTAAGCCACTCGCTCATGTGATGTTTAGCCGATTGAAAGGCAAGGAAACTACCGACTACAAAGTTTACGATTGGAACAAATTTAAACGGAGAATCGATTATGGGAGCTAGAGGGAAAACAGAGACACCACCGCCAAAAATGACACCAATATTTACCGATGATAAGGGTAATATGTACAAGCAAAACCCTGAATACACGAAGAAGATGAAAAAGATCGGGGAGAAACCTTTTGGCATGATGGCATATGGTATGCACAGAATGAATCCATCTAAGAACAAGTTTGGAACTGACAATATACCGGGCGACGACGAACGCTTCATTAAAATAAGTTCAGCAGAATCACCTAGCACACCAAAGTATGGCACAGCTAGGCGGTATAATCCTAAAACAGGAGGAGCAATCTAATGGGAAGTACAAAAGTTGAAGCACCACCGCCAAGGGACTATGCGAAGGAGACTGGCGATACTTTACGAACACAAATTGATTTAGCTCCTGAGCTTTACGAGAGTGAAGCAAAATACCGCCCTCAGTATGCTAATTTAGAAAGAGGTATAATGCTAGAGCAGTTGGGTATCGATCCCAATATGGGCCTTCTTGAAGCCTATGAAAATGTAATTGCTCCATCACAGGTAAATCAGCGAAGGAAAGCCGTTGAAGGAGATATTGCTATGCTTAAGGACTTGGGAGGCGAGTTAGTCCAAGCCCAGCGTGAAGCTGATCCATTAGCAGAATCATTACGTCAAAAAGTAATGACTGGTACTGGAGAGTTAGCTGATCGCATGGAAGGTGATCTAGATGGAGATTTTATTAATTCCTTAGAAGCGGAAATGGATGGCGAAGACATTCAGCGACTTCGTGGTGATTTAGAAGGTGGTGATGTCCAAGCTCGCAGAGAAGAAGTAGATGGAGGTGATGTAGCAAGACTACGAGGCGAGATGGATGGAGCTGATGTTCAGCGACTCCGTAGTGAAATTGATGGCGGTGATGTAGCTAGACTTCGTGAAGAGATGACAGGAGGTCTAGTCGGACAGCTTCAAGATGAATACAATGCTGGAGGAGGACTTACTCAACAGGAAAGGCGAGACCTAGATCAGCAAGTCTTAGGTATGGCACAGGAGCGTGGTGCAGTCGGACAAAATGCTACTGACTTTAATAGAATGCGTGAACGATTAACAGGTGATCGCATGATTCGCCAACAAAGGCTTCAAAACTTGATGGGAGCAAAACAACAAGCTCTCCAAAATTATACTGGTGTCAGGCAACAAGCTCAGGATAACTATGCTCGCGGAAAGCAACAAGCATTGCAAAATTACACAGGAGCGAGACAGCAAGCTTTACAGAATTACGGAGCTACAAAACAACAGGCTTTCCAAAATTATTCAGGAACTAAACAACAGGCTCTGCAAAACTTCCTGACAGGAAGACAGCAGGGAATATCTAATTATGCGACTGCTTTACAAAATACCGCAGGAGCTTACCAATTAGGCGCGCAAGACCCATTAATGGCATTAACAGGTCGTGCGAGTCGCGTACCGGGCGATGTCGCAGGAGCATTCAATACCGCAGGATTCTCATTGGATTCGTCTCCAGCAATATTCAATCCCGAAAGTGCCTATGCAGGATCGTTGGCTGCCTCAAATCAGCAAAACGAAATGGATGCTAGAGTGGCTACTGCCTCTAATCGTGCAGGGCTTTTAGGTGGTGCATTAGGTTTTGGTGGAAGTTTATTCGGTGGAATGGCAAGTGGAGGCACAGGCTTCTTTAGAGCATAGGAAGGTTAAGATATGGGAAGACAACCATTTTTCGGAAGTTCAGGAGCATCACCCATCGCAAAGATGGATATGTACGCGGCAACTGCTCCGGGTCGTTTCTATAATCAGGCTCTTTCACAGCTTGGGGAAGCAGTTGGTGGAGCAATCGCTAAGTATGGTGAAAATAAGAAGAAAAAAGAAGACCAGCAAATAAATGAAAACGCCTTTATCGCTCTAGGTCTCAGCCCTGAAGAAGCAAAGGCAGCATCTCGCGACCCACAGGTCGCTTCGCAAATTGCTCAGTTCAAACAAATGGGATATCGAGGGGGCAGGGGTGGTAGCCCTCCTTCGACATTTGCCGAGAGAAAGTACGATGCAGAACAGCAAGAAAAGGTAGACCTTGAACAGGAATTAGAAGCTGGAAATAGATTTCTATTAGAGCGTGGCGAAGAGAGAATGCCAACATCTGAGGAAGGTAGATATTCAGTCTTGAGAAATCTTAGAGAAGGCAAGGGAATGACACCTCCTGCACGAATGGTGAGAGAAGATTCACAAGTTGTTTCTCAACTTCCTGATCATTACAAGGCATTTGGTCGTGATGTAGAGAAGGCAGTTGAAAGTGGCGAGATTACTCCAAGAGTTGGAATGAGTTTAATTCAGGAGAAGCAATCTATAGCTCAAGCAGAAGCTACTCGCGAAGCTGAGTTTAATCAAAAGATAGCTATCGAAACCTTCAAGCATAACCTAAAGAACCAGCCCGGTGAGCGAGATATGAGCGGATCAATCGTGGTTAATGACTCTATCTCTAGAGCCAACGATTTAATTGGCCCATTCACTACTGGATTTGGTTCTTACTTAAAATCTATTCCTGAAACAGATGCCAAAGCTCTTGATTCTGTATTCACCACAATCAAGGCAAACATTGGATTTGATAAGCTTCAGGCAATGAGAGAGGCTTCTCCAACAGGTGGAGCTTTGGGTCAGGTTTCCAATCAGGAGCTTAGTTCATTACAAGCTGTATTCGGTAACCTTGACCAATCGCAATCTGAGGAAGATTTAAAGTACAACCTCAAGATGCTCCAACACGTTTACAATAACATCGTTCATGGAGTTGGTAACCATCCTTTCAAGCATCCAATGGATAAAAGCACGGTAGTTGCTCCAACTGCACCAGCAAGCGATGCTACAAAACAAAGGCTTTTGCAATTACAGCAAATGAAGCAACAAAGATCGCAAAGGTAATGCTCACAGAACAAGAAGCTCAGAATCAAATAAAGGAGCTGGAAAAGGAGTTGGGTGTAAGCCCAACGACTTTGACAGAAGCTGATGCTCAGTCAGAAATAGAAGCTCTCCAAAAAGAAATGGCATCTCTACCAATGACCATTCAGGAGTTTGCAACTAAAAGGAAAGAGGATGGAGAAAAGGCTTTTTCTGATAAAGCTGTAGCATTTGGATCGACTATCGCAGAAGGATTCAAAGAACTTGGTAGGCAGGGCATGGAAGCAACTGAAGAGGCAGAAGGCTTGTTAGACTTAGATGCCTATGGTGATATCATCAATATCGGTAGCCGTGATTTTTGGAGATTCGCCAAGACAATTGGTGGATCAGTTATGGACGAGCTTGGTCATACCAATCAAGAAGAGCTGGTACGCGAATATATGCGATACCGCCAAAATTTCGATTACTACCAAAAAGTTCGTCCGGCAATGCTGGAAAGTGACGAGATTGAATATAAAAAGCTTACAGACTTTGGTGCTAATTTTATAGACCCTTTCATGGCTTTCCCGGTAGCAAAGATTGGTACTTTTGCCACTAAGACTACTCTTAAAGGTGCGCAGAAAGGATTAACTGCTGGAGCTACATTATCTCGTTCTCAAGGGATGGTGAATGTTGCTAAAGGGTTACGCGGAACTGGTCAGGCAATTGAAAAGCTGGAGCGAGGCGTAGATATAGCCGGAAAGATTGGAGCATATCCAACTGAGATGGCTTCTCGCATGACTGCAAAGGCTCTGCGTAAAGGGGCTAAAGGAACAGCACTAGTGGCTGGATATGGTCTTAAAGGTATTGGTGCGATAGGATCGGGGACAGCTAAGGTAGCGTCAGCTCCTAGAAAAGGAATTGAAGCTATTGTAAGTAAAGTTTCCAAGAAAGCCAAAGACTTAGGAGGTGTTACACTTGGAGGGCAAGTGGTCGGAGGTATCACAGGATCAGTTCCGGGAGCGATGGAACTTGGCATTGCAGAAGGAATTGGATTGATAGCTAAGAAAATTGGTAAAGGGGCAGGGGAAGTCTTAACCACTCTTGCGCAACCAGCCTCCAACAAAAGGTTTCTTTATCGATTGGCGACTAACTCAAAAGTTAGTCCTCAAACACGGAAGTTAGCAATGCACGCATACAACCTTCGCGGAACAGCGATGGGTGATGCTGTTTTCAATATGATGGCTAATGGATTAAGCATTGGAGCAATCAATGCCGGATTAGCAGGGGTTGCCGGAGAAGATGCAGAGAATATGGGGCGTGCATTCGGAGCTGGTCTTTTAGCTGGTGGAGTAATTCCAAGCGGTCAACAAGGCATGAGAGCCGGGAAGACTGATACCGCGAGGGACATGAAATCCATTGATAATCACATGAAGTACAAGCTGACTGAAGAACAGCGAAAGGCTTTTAAGCAAATGCCAAAACCAGCTCAGGTGATGTTAGCCACTTTGAATGAGTCAGGCATTGGTTCGCCAAAATTCATGATTATGGATTCTAAGCCTTACCTAGAGATGCTTAATGCAACTAGGCGAGAGCAGAACAAACCTGAGCTTACTAAAGCACCTAGAGGGCATTACGATCCTGTTAGCAGGACTTTCTATGCTAATAAATCAAAGCTTCCTGAAAGCTCTGCTGTTGCAATGGAAACAATCGCCCATGAAACCGGGCATGATTTTCTTCATCAGATGTTAGGCAATGATCCTATGATGCTGGATTTGCTTTTGGAAAACTACAAGACCAGCAAAGAAGAAGGAACAGCTTTCTATTATGAATACGATAAAGACGGCAATCCGCTTGGAGAACCG